TTAACTGGAAACTTGTTGTGAAAATAAGTTTCGACTGTTTTAATCTGTGCCGCATTTAATTTTACTGGAACGTCATTCTCGTATAACATAGCTTATTTAGTTTTAAAGGAAATGAGAGGAATGACCAGCACCCCTCTCTATCCTGATTATTACACAGTTGCTTCCATAAGAATCATACTGCTTCCACCTCTTTGGTGAGCTCCAATATGACATCTCTGGTATGTGTTCCTGTCATCAATGTCTGTTACTTTCAGACCTTCCCCTGCACCGCCTACCTGCCAAACTTCCATCTTTCTGGAATATTTGCCGAGAGCACGATAACGAGTACCGATTGAATCGACCATGTTTCCAGACTTGGGGTCTTTCTTCTTACTGATAGGTAGAAATACACCCATATTACGTGCGGTGTAACCTTCTGCTCCTGCGAGCTTCTTATTATTAAATCCACCCATTCTTTTAAATAAGAAAGTCCTTTCAGATTTTGTCAGATAAGTAAAGTTCACGGATGCGCTGAGAGCCTCATTGCTGTGGAACAAAACTTCATTGGTAGCCTGTTTTGCAAACTGGATGTTCGTGTTTCCAAAATAGGTTTTAAGAGAGTTCTCGATGTCCTGATGTAAGGCTATGCCTAACAAGGAAAGAACATAGTTTGATGCAAACTCCCTATCAAGGGTGTTAGCCAATTCATCAAATTCATCAACATCAAATGCACCCAAAGTACTTGTCTGTTCGTTCCCTACTCGTCTGATATAAGGAATAAGTCCTTCGGTTGTTTTGATTGGTCTGTGTGTTACCGGGTCTATAATGACGTTTGTACTTCTCTTTCCCCAAAGAAGCGCACCATCAATTTTAAGAGCCATACGATAATCAATATCTATCTGACCTTTAAAATAATATGCGGGGATTGACTGACCTTTACTGGTGATTGTCACCCATGACTGGTTGACCATCTCTGATCCGGTTACTCCCATAGTTTCTTTGATGATCTGAGCATCATTATCATATTCCCATGTCCCTGATACTGCACCTTCTGGCTGTCCTGAACCTTCTGAGAAAGCACTGGATGTTATCACAAGTTCCTCTCCTGCTGTTAATGCAGGGAACTGGTCTGTAATCTCATTAAGCCTTACGGTTACTGTAGGTGCTGCGGGAACGGTTGTGCTATCAATAGTGATAACCGAGCCGGTTACTTCAGTAGGAAACAGTATAATATCATAGAGCCTGACGTAAAAATTATTGTTTGCATCAAGATCCACGGTATCAAGGGTAAATGTGATATTTGCCCCAACTGCTGGTTGTACTACGATCTCTTTTACATGAAGAACTTCGTGGATATGATTGTCTTCAAAATGACCGTATGTGTCGTTCGCTACCGGAAGATCAAATCCCATGGATCTGATCAACTGGAAGTAGGATGCGCCCTGATCTCCGAACCTACTAAATAGTGTGTTCATTATTTCCGGCTTATGAATGTCAAAGCCTGAAACGATATCTGAGGCATATATTTGAGCAATAGCTTCTGGTCCCATTTGTTTAAATTATTAATTATGAATACTATTAAAATACATTGCCTCTTGTAATTACTGTCTTAAAAAAAAGCGGACTACTGTTTCATTTCCAAGTTGTATGCTGCATTGGCTTCCTCTTCCTCTTTATTTCCAACACCCCCTGTAGGAGCATTGTCATTGTTCTTTGGAGAAGGATTGTGGTAATGTTTTAATACTTCCTCTTCGGTCATACTTCTTGCACGTTCAAATATGGCGTGATAGATTTCTTCCCGATTAGTAAATAAGATATCGGAGAACATTGATTGTGCAACACTCGTGACATTTTCCTGATTAACTTCCATTTGGTTGCTAACAACAAAATCAAGAGCATTCCCCATTATAGCCTTCTTCGCCTCCTCTGGTAATACAAAGTTGATGATTGGCTCTTTGCCTCCTTTGAGAACTATTGGAATCTTTGAGAACTCCTCACTCATCTTTTCATTTACCGCTGTCCATGCAGTCTTCTGTGTCTTTTCAACTTCAGGTGTCCATTTAGTCTCTGTCACAAGAGTTTCTTCCTGTGTTTCTGGCATCTTAATCTTACCTTTGAAATCCACGAGTTTAGCCTTGGCTTTATCGGCATCTGCCTCTAACTCCATTCGGCTATAATCATAATCCTGTTTGTTCTGATCCAGTTCCTCTTGGGTAAGATCACCAGATTCAACCCTTTTGGGGTCAATCTTTGCAGGGTCCACCTTGTATTTCATCTCGATATACTTTCGTACCTCTTGTGGACTTCTACTTGCAAGACGAGGATTCTCAATAATATGTTGCAGTGCTAAAGCATCCACGTCATCCATGTTTGCCACATCTGCTGCATTTAACTTATTGAAAACATTTACGTCCTTAATGCCTGTATCACGTGCAAACTCGTTAAACTTCGCAATGTCGTCACTTGCAAAAGCATGTTTTGGCTTTTTTGCCAATTGAGTTTCAAGCTCTTGGGTCTTCTGTCTCAGTGTCACCAATTCTTGAAGTGATGCAGATATATTTGCTTTTTTTGCCTCCTCAACTGTCTTATACTGATCACCGAATATCTCATTCAGTATGCCAGTTTTGATAGTATCGGGGTCGGGTACGTCTGGTTTTTTATCTTCCGGCTTTACATCATCCGGCTTTTTATCTTCTGGTTTAATATCTTCCGGTTTGATTTCGGCTGCTGCCTTTTTACCCGGATTAATTTGTTTTGCGATTGCCTCCGTGTCAACATTGTCTATATCAAATAGAGCATCAAATTCTGGATCACCGCTTTTTTGTACTTCAATTTCGCCTTCTATTGCCATAGCTTTTAATTGTTTCTTGTTTTACAAATGTATAAATTTATACGGGTACTGCTGCCGATTCCTGTTTCGCTGCATCCTGAACTACTGCCAATGTACTTTGGAGTCCAAGTTTTTCTTTTTCCCTTTCATGCTGTTTTTGAGCAAATTCTTCATCAATTATCTTTTTCGCTCGATAAAGTCTTATTTCTTCGTCTGTACCTAATTTCTTCTCCTTCTCTATAAGTTCGCTTTTCAGTTTGATTGCCTCTTGCTCCCTCTCTTTATCAAGGTTCATGTTGTCTCTTTGCAGTTTGAGTTGTTTTTCTTTGTTCTTTTTGCTTTTATGATTTAAGAAAGCTTCTGCATATTTTAGACTCCCTGACTCCAATAACCGTTCTATCATCAAAAAGTCAGGTAACTCAATTCCTATGATACCATCCCTGTCTGGTGACATAGCTGCTATTGCTGCCTGACGAATGACTTCTTTCCTTTCCTTAGTTGGTTTTGCCTCATATTTAATGAAGTAATTTGCATCCACGGTGTCTGCACCTACACTGATAACCTGCACCCCTATTGTGCCTATCACTGGCATATATCCCTTATAAGCCTCTTTGTTGTGCTTTATGAGCAATTGCATCCTTAGTGAGATATTCTTAGCCGTCTGCTCTTTTATGGTCAGATATGCGCTGTAAATTGGCCTTAAAGCATTGTTTGTTGCTGCCATAGCTATCTCTGATCCACCTACTGACTGTTCTGGGTTAGGTGTTGTGGCATCCGCAATCTGATTTATTCCGGTTAAATCACGTATAGCATTGGTGTTAAACTCAAATATGGCAATGAACTCGTTTAGCTGTGCGCCTATACCTCCCTGTAACTCCTGTATTGGTCTCAGTCCTCCGGGCATATTTGGAATACCCCTGTGGGTGGATGCCTTATAGAGCAAATCCCCTGTCTGTCTCTTTATCTTTAATATTTCAAGCGGTTGCAATTTATTCTTGCCCAATGTCATATTCTGCAATGCTGTAAACTCAATTGCAATACCAGGAGGCGATGCCATGGCAATAGCGTTCTGTAATTTGTAAAATGCCAAAGCCATTTGATGTAGATGTGATTCTGACAGGCTTACAAGTGATCTGAAAGGCAATTTATAGAGGTGATACGAAAGTTCCACTTCTTTTTTGCCCGGGCGTGGCACGTCATACTGTAATCCAAAATCATAAGCATGATCCGTCCCAATAATCCACTTACACTTATAAACTACTTTTATATCGAATATTTCGGTCTTTTTCTTATCGGTGTTAAGCACCTTTCCCCACTCCTCATCATACATGTTCTCCGTGCCATCAGGGGACTTTCTTTTAGTTTTATAGGTGCTGTCTACAGAGAACCATTCAGCATCCAATACATCAACAAGAAATCCATCATACGTCCCTGTCCTTGCATCTGAATCATAACTATAATTGTCAATGGAAGGGTTTCCTCCTACTCCTCCATATTCTCTGGCTAAAGTGATAAGTTCGCTTTCTTCAATGTCTGGATTCAGTTTACGAATATCCGATATGAGTACTTGGATCACCTCTCCACCATACTCCATATTTTTGTTGTCAGGGTGTTTTGAATATTGACCTATGAAGCAAAGCGGATCAACATATCTTATCTTAACCTTTTTGGTGTACTGATCGGTGAAGTCTTTTGTGGCAGCACAGTTGATAACACAGAAGTCACGTATGATCTGTTTTTTTATCTCTTTCCATGCTGATATGTAGAATGTGTAATCGAGTCCTTGCTCAATCTCTGTCTCCTTGGCTAATTTAAAGCCTCCGGCTCCATCATATAAATTTAGTTCCTCCATTGACTCAGGAACATAATCTCCTGATCTGTCAACACCCATAGCCTGATCAATGTAACTAAGTATCTCTTTGAATTTCATGCGATATTGCATGTCGAGCTTTGCAGCCTCCTTTTCTTCTGTACTGGATGGATCAACGGCTGTGGCGACTACCTGATGATCCGTCTGCTCCATCATACCCTCCACTACTCGTAAAAACTTAGGCATAACAGAGAACACATCCCAATTGATGTTCATGTAACCTGTCATTGCTGCATCCGGGTCAGATATGTCGAGTAAGATTTTCTGGTATTGTTTGATGTTTTGCCTTCCATCTGCCAACTCTCTTAAAGCCGTCATCTCTTTTACACTGCTGAATGCGATGGCACTTTTCCCCTGCCGATATCTGGCATACATAGCTTCGCACCATTTCTTCCCCCATAATGCGTTTTTCTCAGTAGGATTGATGTCGTCCTGCGGGAATGGATAACCGCCTTTTGTATATGCTTCGAGTGAGAATGCCATTTGTCGCAAATATTTTTATCAAAGTTAGTATATTTTTCATTAACTAACGACAACCGTGGCAGCCCGAACACTGTCTGCAAGCTACTTTTGAAACACTTGTTTTATAAGGCTCGAACATAAACACCATTTTTTCTGCCTTTTTTAATTCAGGTTTTTCATACTGAACTTTAATCTTTTTTGCTTTCATGATATAAGTTTTAAAAATTCACTCTTACTCACTGTTTTAACTGTATCAAAATAATGAAATTCCTCTCGGAAAGTTACAGATAAATCAGACCAATTCATAATAACAATCGGCTTTGTACCATTACACTTACCTCGAAATGTAACATTAGTGCATCCTTTTAAATTTTGTAATATTTTTTCCAATTTGGGTGTATTTTCAGATATATGATCATGATCGAAGACCATAGATAAATTATTTTTATCTGCTACCATTGCCATTTCAATATATTCACCGTTGTTCTTATTGTTACAAATAACAGTTTTTACCCCATCATAATTTCCACAGGAAATCACTTCATTAATATCCTTAAATGAATATACCCTCCCAAATAAAAGTAAGTTAGTTGGTTTTAATTTTGAATAATTTTGGTAATTATCCATAATGGTTGTTTGAAATGAGTTGCTTTTAGG